AAGAAGGGGGGAGAGGGAAGAGGATAGGAGGACGCGGTGGGGAGTTTTCAATTCCCTCTCCCGAGAAAATACAAATCGGAAAATCAAAAAAATAAAAAAAAGGATGACTGGCGGTCGGGACGAAATGTTTCCGCTTTGCTCCCAAGGAAAAAAATAAAAAAAAAGGGAGGCTTGGGGGTTAATGGCTAGATCATCAAAAGAGGCTTTGGAAGCTCTTAGATTTTTACCGAGATTGATTATTCCAGAAGGGCGACTTGCTGGAAAGCCTTTAAAATTGGCGACCTATCAAAAGGGTTTTATTCGCGGGGCTTTTTCTAAAGGTGTTGAAACAGGTTGTTTAAGCATTGGTAGGGGAAACGCTAAAACGGCCCTATCTGCGGGAGTGGCTTTAGGCCATTTAATGGGTGAGATTGCTTGCCAGCCTAAACGAGAAATTATTTTTGCTGCACGTAATAGAGATCAAGCAAAAACGGCTTTTGGTTTTCTTTTGGGCTTTATTGAAGGGCTTCCAGAAGAAGAACAGGAAACCTTTTCTATCCGTCGTGGTTCAAAATTAGAAGTTGAAACACAAGAAAAAGGCGGCGGCCTTGCTCGTGTTATTGCGGCAGATGGAAAATCTGTTCTTGGCGGTGCGCCTACCCTTGCGATCTTGGACGAACGCGCCGCATGGGAACGCGATAAAGGGGACGCCCTTGAAAATGCAATTCTATCAGGTTTAGGCAAGCGTGACGGTCGAGCGTTAATAATATCAACATCGGCACCAGATGATGCAAATACATTTTCTCGGTGGTTGGATGAACCGCCACCCGGCACCTATGTACAAGAACACCGCCCAGATCAAGGCTTACCACCTGATGACATAGATTCACTTCTTGTTGCAAATCCCGGATCAAAGGAAGGAATTGGCCCTTCCCCTGATTGGTTGGTTGCACAAGCAAGGCGAGCGATTGCAAGAGGTGGTTCAGCATTATCCAGCTTTAGAAACTTAAACCGGAATGAGCGCGTTGCGTCCGATGATAGATCGGTTCTGTTGACGGTTGATGAATGGCTTTCTTGCGAGGTTTCACCTGATGATCTTCCAGAGCGTTTTGGTCCGGTTGTTCTAGGCATTGATCTAGGTGGTTCGCGGTCAATGTCTGCGGCTTCTCTTTACTGGCCTGAAACTGGACGGCTGGAATGTGTTGGGGCCTTTCCAACATCGCCAAGCCTTGCAGATCGCGGGCAAGCTGATGGTGTTTCCGGGCGTTATGTCGAAATGAAAGAGCGCGGCGAGCTGGTGACAATGGGCGCGGCTACTGTTCCCGTGTCCCGATTTATGGCTGACGTAGTTGAAAAGCTGGACGGACAAATACCCGCTTCAATCGTGGGTGATCGTTTCCGTCATGCTGAATTTTTGGAAGCCTTGCGGGATGCTGGCCTTGATCGAGTGCCTTTTATTTGGCGCGGTTTTGGATGGAAAGACGGCTCGGAAGATTGCGAACGACTACGGCGGGCAGTCTTTGAGGGGCAAGTAAAAACGATCCCTTCCCTACTGCTTAGATCGGCTTTTTCCGACGCAATAACCCTAGTTGATCCAGCGGGAAATCACAAATTAGCAGCGGGCAGATCAACGGGGCGTATAGACCCGGTTGCGGCAACTGTTCTTGCCGTTTCGGAGGGCGCAAGAATGCGCCGCGCACCTAATCAATCGAAAGGACGGTTAGCATGGGGTTAAAAGAAATCGCATCAAGATTAATTAAAAAACATGGGCAAGTAGCGACGTTATTGCGCCCTGGTGAAGATATTCCAGACGGCGGCGGCGGCACTATTCCGGGGGAGGATACGGAACACCCCGTTACCCTACTATCTGCGACATATGCGGTTGAACTTCAATTAATAGCTGGCGGCTTTTTGGACGTAGGGGATCAGCGGCTTTTAATGTCTGCGGATGGTCTGACTTTGGAGCCAGCAACAACGGATCGCTTGAGAATAGACGGCGATTTATTCCGAATAATCAGAATTTCCCCCCTATCCCCTGCGGGAGAGGTCATTTTCTGGGAATTGCAGGTTCGTAATGACTAATAAGCGCAAGGAATACGCAAGATATTCTAGGGCCGTTACCCGTGGCCCGCGCTGGCGGTTTTTACGTAGGCAAGCCCTTGATCGTGATGGTTGGGCTTGTGTTCGTTGCGGGACGCATATGCGCCTTGAATGCGATCACATCAAGCCAGTTAGAACGCACCCGGAACTATCTTACACCCTTTCAAACTTACAAATCCTTTGCGGGCGTTGCCATGCAAAGAAAACCCGAATTGAAGTAGGACACAGTGTCTTACCTCAAAAGCGTCAAAAGTGGCGTGATCTGCTGCAAAACATGCAGTTTTAACCTGTTAAGAAACAAGGAAAAGTAACCATGCTTACATCTAAAAAACTGGAACTAAGACGTTCTGAAATTCGCGAAAATCTTTCAGAATTGGCCGGAATTGAAAATCCTTCCGCGGATGAAATCCGCAAGATTGGCGAACTGGATACAGAATACAGAGCCAAAGAAACCCAATACCGCGCGGCGTTAATTTCGGAAGAAGAAGAACGCAAACAAGCGGGTGCAGAAATTGAATCCCGCCAAGAAACCGAATGGCGAAATATGGTTGACGATTTTGAATTACGCCAAGTTGTTATGTCTCTTGATGAAGGCAGCGCAATAAACGGCGCAACAAAAGAAATTGTCGACGAAATGCGGGCATCAGGTGGTTATCAGGGTATGCCTGTTCCTTATGCGGTACTTGAGACAAGAGCGGGCGAAACGGTTGCAAGCGGTCAAATTAACCCTAAAGCTATCAGACCAACAATTGATCGCATATTCCCTAATTCTGTGGCCGCAAGGCTTGGCATTCAACGGATCGGCATTGCTCGCGGTGATTTATCTTTTCCAGTAGCAACGGCGGGCGCGGTTTTCGGTTGGGCCGATAGTGAATTGGCAGATGTTGGCGCAGCGTCAAAGTACGCAACAACAGAGCGTAGCTTGTCCCCTGATAACACAGGCGGCGCGCAGATGATCCTAAGCCGAAAATCATTAAAACAATCCGGCGAAGGTTTGGAACAATCTGTTCGACGCGATTTAAATTCGGTAATTGGAACGGAACTAGATCGCGTGGTTGTAAGTGGTACGGGCGCAAATGGGCAACCATTAGGAACTATTCCCGGTGCCGTAACTTATGGCATTGATTCAACGGCAATCGGCGCGGCGGCAACGTGGGCGGCGTTCCGTACTGAGGTTGTTGCATTTATGGAAGCCAATGCCATTTCATCGGCAAGCCAAGTTAATTTAGCCCTCACCCCTGCGATATGGTCTGATCTGGATGAAGCCCTTATTTCTGGAACAGCTGTTTCTGAATGGGACCGATTAACAAAGCACGTTGGAACGCCAGCGGTTAGTAATGTTATCCCTGCGGAATCTGCGATCATGGCGGCGAACGTTCAAGGGGTTGCACCGGGCTATCTTGGGCTTTATGGCGGCGTTGATCTTATCCGTGATCCGTACACAAAAGCGGCGCAAGGTTCACTCGTGCTTACTGGCCTTGTAACGGCAGATTATACCGTCCCTCGTGGTCTGCAAACACGCATCCTAACAGGGCTTGCAGCGTAATGCTTTGGAGCGGATATAGTGGCGGGCTTGAGGTCCGCACCTCTGAGGGCGGGTTAACCGTCCTTAGGGGCCGTTTCCCTTATGCCGTCCCTACCGTTTTAAGTGATGGTAAGGAAAAGCGAAGGGAAGTTTTTGAGGCGCGCGCTTTTGGTGCATCGGTTGCCAGTGGTGGCGACGTTCATTTACTGGTTCATCACGACATGAACAAGCCGTTGGCTTCTCGTGGAGCTGGTTCATTGGAATTTGATGATACAGACGATGCTTTGACGTTTGAGGCCAGAATATCCCCTGAAATGGATAAAGTTGGATATGTCCGGGATTTTCTAGGCACTTTAGCGGCGGGGCTTGTTGGTGGTATCTCCCCCGGCTTTCGCGTTCCCCAGGGCGGCGACATGGTGAAGCGTTCAGGTGATGGCCTTTTGCGTATTGTGAAATCTGCGGACCTTATCGAGATAAGCGCGGTTACAAAGCCAGCTTATCCGGCGGCACAGATCGAGGCCCGAAACTGGGAGCCAGATTACACCCCTGACCAACGCAAAATTGCATCGGTTATTAATCGTTGGAGGCTTTAAAAATGGTTGACCTGCTGAGAGAAGACGAAGAAACGCCCGCGACCTATCCAGATTTACCGCCGGGCATCACACCCCTACCCGCTTCATTGGATGAAGCCGTGATCTGGGAGCGGATCGAGGCTTATACCCGTATGAGGTATACGGGCCGCGCGGTTGTTTGGGTTATTGAAACGGAAACCGATGAACGCTGGACACCGCCTCTTTTCCCTATCGTGTCCTATGGTGCTGAAATTTGGCAGGGCGGGACTTGGAACCCTATCACCATTAAAAACGGTCCCGTGGGCCTTAGCTTACCCCATGACGGGATATTCAAGATAACTGCACAAGTTGGCGAAGGTGAACCGCCTAAGGCTGTTCTGGAAGCCTTTAAGCGTCTTTATGAATACATGAATGAAAGCTCGGATATGGTCGGCGCGTCCAGTTATAGCGTGAACATGGGCGGGGCTATCCAAGAAAGTTATCAGCGTAGCGCGGCCCATGCGGCACGTTCAATTCAACTGAGCGGTGCGGCTGACCTACTGCGACCATACAAGAGGTGTAAATAAAATGTGGCCTTTTAAGAAAAAGAATGAACAGCGTGCGGCGTCCAGTTCTGGATATACCGCGCAGATGATCCAAGCGAGAACGGATTATATCACGGGAACGACGGGACGCGCAGAATTGACTGCGACGGTGCAAGGCGCTGTCCTCTTATGGGAAAATGGCCTTTCGGTAGCTGATGTTACTGGTACAGACCTTTTAACACGCCGAGCGTTGGCAATTGCCGGGCGTATGTTATCCCTGCGAGGTGAATCCCTTTTTTATATCACTGATACCGCTTTAATTCCGGCATCGGATTGGGATTTATCCACAAGACAATCAAAACCTACGGCATACCGTTTGACCTTGCCCGAAATTGGCGGCGGGCAAACAATAACGGCCCTTGCTGATGAAGTTTTGCATTTTCGTATTGGTTCCGATGCAATCCAGCCTTGGCATGGTACGGCACCATTAAGGCGGTCTAGTCTATCGGCTGGTCTGCTTGATATTATCGAAAACGCTCTTGTTGAAGTTTATGGCGATGCTCCCCTTGGTTCGTCAATTGTCCCGATGCCTGAAACACCAGAAACAGACCTTGCGGATATTGCGCGTGGTTTCCGTGGTTCTCGCGGGCGCGTGCTCGTGCGAGAGTCTGTTCAGGTTCAAGCGGCGGGTGGCCCTGCTCCGGCGCAAGATTGGCGGGCAAACGATCTAACGCCTGATCTTTCAAAGGCACTGCTTGATAAAACACTGGATCAAGCCCGCGACCAGATCAATGCGGCATTTGGTATTTTGCCTGGACTAAATAATAAATCCACCACAGGCCCCATGATTAGGGAAGCACAACGGCATCTTGCACAATGGACCTTGCAACCAATAGCCAAAATCATGGCCGAGGAAGTAACAGAAAAACTAGGCTCATTGGTTACGATGGACGTTCTTGTTCCCTTACAGGCGTTTGATATCGGCGGGCGTGCAAGAGCAGCTTCTGGAATTGTGAACGCGCTGTCACAGGCTAAAGAGGCCGAAATAGACCCCGAACGAGCTTTAAATTTAGTGGGATTGGGGGAGCAAAGCCAATGACTGAGCATGTTACTATTACCGGGCTTACCCGTGTTTCAAGGCCTAAGCCGAATAAGGGTGGTTCTGTTGTTCTGGCCTTTTTTGACTGCCAAGCAAGGGGCTTTGAATTGCGTGGGTGCGCCTTGGTACGAACAAGCAAAGGTGGTCTGGTTGCATGGCCCCCTAATCTTGAGAATAGCGATAAACGGCGGTCAATTCTTATTATTGATGACGCTGTTCGCCACGGCATGATGATGCACGCAAGGGAAGCATATCGAATGCTTGGCGGAACTGATGCTGACGTTATAGGCGGCTCTACCCCGGCACCACCAATTATTTAATAACACTACGACCCCGGCGCATGGTTGGCCCTGCACCGATTTATAAAAACTAAACAAGAGGAAATTAAGAAAATGACAAACGAAACAACGAACACAAAAAACAATAGCGACATTAGCTGCAATAAAGAAGAATGGCAATTTCCAGCGGAGTATCTGGCATCTGAGCTTAGGGTAAATGCAAGCCATACCGCGATTATCAGGGTTCAAGGCGATTCAATGTCGCCAACGCTTCTGACTGGCGATCACGTTATGATTAATACACAGGACAATAAACCAATGGAAGGCTTATTTGCGATAGATGAAGGCACTGGAATTGCCATTAAGCGGTTAATGATTGAGCCAAATACTACGCCAGTTTCTTGCAAGGTGTCTTGTGATAATAAGAACCACACCAGCTATATAACCCCCTTTGAAGATATAGACATTCTAGGGCGTGTCGTTTGTTTGATACGTAAATTATAAAACCATACTTACCCCCTATTAAGTCGATTAATTACAGCCAGAATGATGATTCCCGTTCTGGCTGTTTTGTTTTGGATGAAATATTCTGATTGCATTTATAGAAACGCTGCAATTTTACAGAGTCGGGAACTATTTTTTTATTATGTATTGTAATCCCCACGCTTTGGGGATATCATTATGACACCATAGCAAGGGTTCTTAAAATGAACGAAGAAAATATAGACGAAGTTGATCGAATTTGGACGCACCCTCAATTTCTTGCGTCGGACGTTTGTAAAATCACAGGAATAACGCCTAAAGCACTTGAACACTTTGTGAGTCCAAAGCGCGATCTAGTGCGATTGGTTGGCCCTCATGTCAATCCGGGAAAGGGCCGCCGTCGTATTTTTTCAGGTGGTCAAGTCCTTATGATTGCCGCCGTCTATGCAATGACCAGTATAGGATTTCCACAACGATGGACAAGAGCACTTGCGGACACCGTTGAGGAGCGCGCTATGCTAAGGGAAAACCCATTCGGATATGCTCAAACGGGCTTAATGTTCGCCACCTTCCCCATGAATGAAGGCGACGACTGGAATGTGGTTTATCTTCATGATCAGATGGAAAAAGAGCCGTTGTTACCCGTTGCAGTTCAATTCCTCGATGTCGATAGACTGATCGACCAAGTAAAATCACAGCTTTTAGCGATAATTAATGACGAGGATTTTCCTGAATTTAAAATCCCTGATCCCAAGCCTGAGCCAAGCCTCTATAGCCCTGCATCTAACTTTTTTCTAGCGTGGGAAAAATCAGAATCAGGCCGTTGGGTTTATGTCGGACTTACAGAAGATGAAACCGATGAACTTTTAAAAATGCAGGGCAGTGAAATCCAAGGGGATGAACTTGTTAGCATTGGTGAGGGTGTTCGCCGAGGTAAACGCTTCATTGAATTACATAATAAGCACGAGCGCGAACGGTTAAAGCGTTGTGGTATGCAATCAAAAGTAGGGAGTTAATCGAATGCCTTCCCCACGTTCCATTCCATTACCTACGCCGCGCCAAGTTGAGGAGCATAGCAAGAAAATGTCTACTCTTTACCCTGGCGCGCGCATTAAAGTGATTGGCACCAAGGGAATTGAGTACGAATATCCCGATAATCCGTCTTTAAGCGATAAGTGGAAAGACAAGCCTTTTTCGTGTGACGCACCATGAAGAAAGTCCCCTATTTACGTTCTAAGAAAAGGCGGGGGAAATGGTTTCATACTTACCGCCGAGGCGATATAGAGCGGTCTTTAAATGTTCACGGCTTACACCCCGATGATCCCCGTGTAATGGCAGCATGGGCGGCAGAACATGCCCGTTGGCAGGATATGCCCCCAAACACTGAAACGCCGCAAGCTGGCTCTTTTGCTTGGGCGCTTGATATATATACATCCAATAACGAAGGCTGGGCCAAATATTCGGACGGCACAAAAGAATCGCGATCTGCTATCTTCAAGCGATATAGACAGGCGCAAGGTTTACGCCCGCTCGATACAATCACAAGCGAGGCTATAGAACGGGCTTTATACTCTAAGGGCGGTCATGCTGCTGTAAATGAATACAAAGCATTGAAGCCTGTATTTGAGCATATGCGGCGATTGGGGTTTATCAAGAAAAACCCATTATCAGGCATCGAATTAGACAGGCCAAAAACGTTAGGCTTTCCCGTTGCTGATGCTGACGACATTGAGGCTTTTCAAAAACGCTGGCCCGTTGGAACAAAAGAACGATTGATATTTGACCTGGGGTTATACACCGGGGCGGCAAGATCAGATTTAGTTAAATTAAGCAGAAAGAATATTAATGACGGCCTTCTGACTTATGAACGGCAGAAAAGTAAAGTTAAAGCCAGTGTGCCTATGTCAATTGAGCTAAGAGCGGTAATAGAGCGAACACCTGATATTGCCCCTTCTTTCATACTGACTGACTTAGGGACGCCGTTTAAGGCTGAAAGCCTTGGCAATAGATTCAGTGAGGCAGCGCGGGCGGCAGGCATAAAATCCAGATTACACGGATTGCGAAAAGCCTTTTGTATTTACTGGGCAGAGAATGAAGCAACGACGCATCAAATCGCAGCTATGGCAGGGCATATGAGTCTTGCAGAGGTGGAGAGATATACACGCGCGGCAGATCGTAACCGCATAGTAAAATTGTTAGCGGCTGGGAAATCCTAAAACGGGACACACCTACCACAAAACGGGACACGCCCGAATAAGTATCTGAAAATAAAGGAGTTTTTTAATGGAAAATACGAAATGGCGACCCCTACGGGATTGCAACAGTAGCCATATTTCTCAACAAAATCAACGAACCGGACGGGACACACTACGCCTTTTCGGTCGTATAGAGAACAATGGCTTACCCACCGGAACGGGACACAATCCAGACGATCTAGCAAATAAAAACCCCGGCGCGAACGCACTCGCAACCGGGGATAAAGACGCTATGGAAAACAGCTGTCTACCCCCAAAAGATAGCCCAGAATGGGACGGAGCGCCAGCAATTATTTTGCTTCACTTTTGCGGGGTGACGGCATGACTGATAAGCCTAAAAAACTTAACAGCCAGAAACGCTGGCGCATCCGTAACCCAAAAGCATATGCGGCCCATAAAGCTGTTTATTCAGCATTGCGTAACGGAAACCTGAAACGCCAGTCATGCGAATGTTGCGGCGATCCTAAAGCAGAAGCGCACCACCCCGATTATTCACGCCCACTTAAAGTTAAGTGGCTTTGCCGAACGCATCATAAGTTTGAGCACGCCCGAAAGGGGGTGCAGTAATGGGGCGCGATAAGAGAAACGAACAGGGCGGGAAACCGCATTTTTCCGGGTTGATTCGCGTCACCATGGAAACAGATGCATGGCGGTCATTGTCCACCACAGCACAAGCCCTTTACCCCTGGTTAAAACTTGAATGGCATGGGCCGAAAAGAAACAACAACGGCAAATTACGCCTATCGGTAAGGCAAGCGGCTGAATGCCTAGGGTGTAACCGGAACACGGCGGCTCGGGCCTTTCTCGACTTACAAGCGAAAGGATTCATTGTCCAGACTGAGGGCGCATGTTTAGGAACAGGCGGCGCGGCACAATCCCCAAGTTATGAACTAACAGAGATTGCACTTGTCGGTTCTAATGTCGGACGACGTTTATATCTTAATTGGAAGAAGGGCCACGACTTCCCCGCTATAAAATCAGCAACAAATAACCCAAGCGGCACGAACGGCAAATCGACAATTACCCCTGACAATGTTGTTAGTCTCAAAGGGGGTAAATCGTGACAGATAAAATTAAAACCCTGTCATCATTTTTAGGACGGCCCTGTCATCATTTTGGTGACGGTTTAGGGGGGGGCTGTCATCATTTTGGTGACGGCCTGTCATCATTTTTAAGCAGGATTGGCCCTTTTTCACCCCTACCCTGTCATCATTTTGGTGACATCCTTATATACCATACACCCATCAATAAACTTATTAATCCAATTGGGGCGATCTTAATTAGCATAGCTATTTGGATAGCTTTAATTGGCTCACTTAATAACGCGATCTTGCTGCTTGCGCCTATTTGGGTTGCCTTGGCTGAAATGGTCCCAATGGCCCCCTATTGGAGAGCATGGGGTACCGCGGTGGGGATCCCTCCCTTTTCTCTCC